GTTCAGTTGTTACCAGTTTAGGTATCTAATTGGTTCTTGATTCATAGGAGAAAGAGGGAGGGCAAATGCTCTCCCTTTTTTGTTACATAAATTTCGCATCGCTATTTTGTAGAGATGTTGGTAATTGAAAAAGCAGAATCAAAGAATTGGTATTTAACGCTGACCGAAAAAGTCACGATTGCCAATCCATATTTCTTGTTTGCGTTCACACATCGTTTGAGTAACGAGCTTACAACCGTCATTTTGTCGGACATTTCAACTCACCCTGAACGATACAATGAATTTGCAGTTGTAGAGGGTAGCACCTTCACACTTGATGCAGGGGAATTTGAATACCAAGTATATGCTCAAACATCATCAAGCAATTTGTCACCAGCGTTGGCGAATGAATTGGTTGAAAGCGGAATCTTGAAGGTTGAATTTGATGTTACTCGTAATTACTACGAGGTGACCTTAAATGAGAAAATATACGAGATTGAACAACCCACACAAATACTCTTTATGTTGCTTGAGAATGGGGACTTTCTCCTTCAAGAAAGCGGTGATAAAATAATACTCTAATGGCAGACCAAAAAATATCCCAATTAACGACCATTGTCACGGTTGACAACGCATCGGATTTGTTCCCAATTGTTGACACATCAGCAGCGGAGACAAAGAAAATCACACCAACTGCTTTGAAAACTGCATTGGCGTTGAACAATGTTGACAACACATCGGATGCAAACAAGCCGGTATCAAGTGCAACTCAATCCGCACTGAATGCCAAACAAGACACGCTTGTATCAGGCACGAGCATCAAGACCATCAATTCAAATTCCTTGTTGGGTAGTGGGGATGTGGCAGTACAAGCAACCCTTGTAAGTGGCACAAACATCAAGACCATTAACTCAACATCTATTTTGGGTAGCGGTGACATTACAATTTCGGGTGGCATCAGCGATGGAGACAAAGGAGACATCACGGTAAGCGGAAGCGGAGCAACTTGGACTATTGACAACGGTGTTGTTACGAATGCAAAGGTTGCAACTGGAATTGATGCCGTTAAAATTGCAGACGGCACGGTAACAAATGCCGAGTTCCAATACATCGGTGGTTTGACATCGGATGCACAAACGCAGATAAATAGCAAAGAGCCAACAATCACCGCCACAACTTCAGCGGATTATTATCGTGGAGACAAGACATTTGCGACTTTGAACAAGTCAGCGGTTGGCTTATCTAATGTTGACAATACTTCGGATGCGAACAAACCCGTAAGCACCGCCACACAAACTGCGGTGGATGCCAAAACAAATAAACTTGTAGTAACCAACCGCCAAACCGCATCTTATACTTTAGTGTTAAGCGATGCCGATAAATTGGTTGAGATGAATGTGGGGTCGGCTAACAACTTGACGATTCCCTTGAATAGTTCGGTTGCATTCAGCACAGGTACTCAGATTCTGTTGGCTCAGTATGGAGCAGGTCAAACGACAATCGTGGCAACAAGTGGTGTAACGATTCGGAGCAACGGGGCAAAGTTGAAACTCAACGCTCAGTATAGCGGTGCGACCTTGATTAAGATTGACACGAATGAGTGGTATTTATTTGGAGATATAGCATAATGATTTTAGCAAGTCACGGAATTGTAGCGAGTCAAATCGCTTCGTTTGATGCGGATGCGGTTGCGTTCTTTGGTAGGGTAACAACTGCGGGAGGTTCTTTGTCATTGACTGAAAAACAAGCCGTAAATCAGTTGGTGTTGGACTTAAAAGCCAATTCACTTTGGACACCAATGAAAGCCGTTTATCCAATGGTGGGTGCAAGTGCGGCAGCGTGTGCTCAAAACTTAAAGAGTGCAAGTTTTACGGGTACATTTACAAGTGGTTGGACTTTTGCGAGTACGGGGGTAACGCCTAACGGGACGAGTGCGTATATGGATACGGGGTTTGTTATAGGTGGTAATATTACATTACCAAGCATTCATTTAACTTATTATTCTAGAACAAATAGTCTTATTACCGCAACATTTCCAACCGAAATAGGCGTTGGATTTGGAGGTGGTGGACTTGCATATTATGAATTAAATGTAAGAAGGTCATCTACATTCAGTACAATTTTAAACGATGGTTATGTTATTGGAGCCAATTCAACTAATAGTGATTCTAGGGGATTTTACATTGCCAATAGAACATCAAATGTCAATTTAAATATTTGGAAAAATGGTACAAAAACAGGAACGAATACAGCGACTTCTACATTTGCTAATGTACCGACAAATAATATTTTAATTGCCGCTTCAAAAGATGGTTCAAATTCTGTAAGTAATTTTTCAAATAGAGAATGTGCATTTTCATCCATCGGTGACGGCTTAACCGATACTCAAGCGGGTAACTTTTACACCGCCGTACAAGCGTTTCAAACAACTCTAAGCCGCCAAGTATAATGATAGGTTACACACTTACACCCGAACAAAAGGATTTGATACAAGGGCAATACTACGCACCTTATCAATTCTTTAATTGCGTTCAAGATATTAACGGCGTTTGGTTTTTGTTCCTTTCCGATGAGGACAAGCCCGAAGTTGCCATTACCGAATACGCTTGGGTTTTAGATTTACCACAAGCCGAATACATCCCACCACCACCACCACCATTTCCAATATGAAACACAGCGAATGGGCAACACCCACAACCGAAGAAGTGCGAGAGTTGGAATACACTCAACTTGAGGAAAACAACGGCAAAGGCAACGGCAACGGAAACGGAACAAGTGTACCCGTTAATTCAGGCATTCTCTTCGCACTCGCTATCGCAATAATCTTTGGACTATGGAAGCGATCCCATACATCACAACGCTATACATCGGAATCTTAATCGGCTACCACTTGCACCGACAAAAAATGAAACGAAAATGAAACAATTTCACAATGATACAACCGCAGCGATTGCAACCGCTATTTCAACGAGTTCGGCAGTCATCACTTTTACTCAAACTTGGCAGCCAGTTCTTACTTTTAGTGTGGGGATTATTGGTGTTGTATCGGGCATTTTGGCGGTGGTTTACTACCACAAGAAAATAAAGAGGATAGATGGCAAAGGTTAAAGTTGAGTCATCGTTTAGGGCAAAGCCAAAGAACAAACTCCGCAGACATACAAAGCACATTAACAAACACAAATCGTGGAAACCAAAAAGAGGACAAGGTTGAAGGGTTACTTCCAACCAACACCAAAGAGATTCCGAGTGCTTGGAGATTCCATCGCTGCGGGTTCTTTGTTTATCGCTGGACTAAATTTGGATCACCCAAAGTTGATGCTGATTTGTGGCGTTGCTGGTGCATTGGGAAAGTTCATCACAAACTTCTTCACGGATGAAACAAGTTAAATTCAACGGTTACTACAAAGAAGAGTCACCGAAATCACAAATCTATTTGCATCACACCGCTGGTGGTGGTGACGGAGTGGCAACCTTCAAGTTTTGGGATGCCGATCCAGTAAACATCGCAACCTGTGTTGCGATAAGTCGGTCAGGTGAAATCGTGCAAGGGTTCTCATCTAAACATTGGGCGTTCCACTTGGGTTTGAAATCTGCACACTTCAAAGGGTTACCATTCATCAAACTTGACAAGACATCCATCGGCATTGAGATTTGTAATTGGGGTTACTTGGTAGAGAAGAACGGCAAGTTCTACAACTATGTCGGCAAGGAGGTCAAGGATGTATGCAAACTTGAGAAGCCATACAAAGGATTTACCTATTTTGAGAACTACACGAAGGAACAAATCGCATCAACCAAAGAGTTGTTGTTATTGTGGCGTGAGAAGTATAACATTGACTTGACATATCACGAGGATATTTGGCAAGTTACCAAAAGAGCTTTGAGCGGAAAGAATGGAGTGTTCACTCACAACTCGGTTCGTGCAGACAAAATTGATGTCTATCCGCACCCTGATTTGGTATCTATGTTGCAATCACTTTAAGTTGCTATTTGATTACGATGATATTCCAAAGGATTAATTTTCACGATAACAAACTGCCTGTGTTCAAGGAGAACAAGGCAAAGGGGTTCGTGACTTTCGGAGCAGACAATCTCTATCCCGATTTTCTCGTTGAGTTATTTAACAAATCACCCAAGCACAATGCCATCGTTTCTGCAAAAGCTTCTTATATTGCTGGTATTGGTACTGATGTTTTCGGACAAAACACCACCGACATCGCCAAAGCCGAAGCCAAATTAAAGAACATAAACGCCTACGAGACCTATGAGGAACTCAAAGCAAAGATTGCATACGATGCGGAGTTGTTCAATGGGTTTTGTGTAGAGGTTATTTGGAACAAAGCCAAGACCGCTCCGTCCGAATACTACCACATCCCATTCAAGGATGTTCGCAAAGGTCTTGAAGGTGAGTATGTGTATTGTGCGGATTGGACTGATACCAAAGCGGAGAAGATTCATTATCAACCTTACAACCCAATCACGAGAGAATCAAAGCAATTGTACTATTGCCAATTTTATCGTCCAGGTGAAGGCACTTATCCGCTACCTGATTATGTAGGTGCGTTGAAATATATTGAGGTTGACACCGAGATTTCCAATTACTACTTGAACTCAATCAAGAACGGATTCACCGCTCAAACCCATATTCAGCTCTTCAAAGGGCTACCAACTCCTGAGGAGAGTAGGGCAACGGCACGAAGATTTAAGGAAAGTTATCAAGGCACGGACAATGCCGGTGGGTTAATCATCCAGTACAACGATCCGACCGAGAAAGAATCAGTTATTTCAAACCTTCAGCCATCGGATTTTGACAAGCAATTTGATTTGCTGAATAAGACCGTACAGCAAGAGATATTTGTCGCACACAAGGTCAACTCTCCAATGTTGTTTGGAGTGCGTGTAGAAGGTCAGTTAGGTGGTAGAACGGAGTTAATTGAAGCATATGAGATGTTTCATCACGCATACATTGAACCACGCCAACAAAAGATTGACGATGTGTTCTCATACTTGCTTGAACCTATTGCATCCGTAAGATTGGAGACAATCAACAAGCCACCAATCGGATTGGATTACCAGTCATTGTTCACCGCTGGTGTAATTACAAACGAAGAAGCACGGAAAGAACTTGGGCTTCCATTGATTACCGATGTTCAGCAATCTTCTTTGAACGATGCCATCAATGCTTTGAGTCCGTTGGTTGCAAACAATGTGTTGTCAAATATGACAATTAACGAGAAACGCCAATTGGCAAATCTTCCACCGATTGCCGGAGGTGATGCATTGCCATCCGCAGCACCAGTTGAAGCCGTTGCATTGTCAAAACAAAATCCTTTTGGATGGGATGATGAAAGAGACATTAAGGTATTTCAACAATACGGAGAGAGTGCAGACAACTTTGAAGCCTACAAGTTTGAGTTCGTTGATGCCGTTGAAACTGCCATCTTGAATGTTTTGAAAGAGAACAAAGGTCTTCAAGTTGGGGACATTGTTAACATCACCAAACTGGATGCAAAGGTTGTCGCTGATGCGATTGCTAAACTTGCCAAAGCGGAGTTGATTAAATCATACGAGGATGGTCTTGAAACAACCCCGAAAGGAGTTGAAGAAGTGAAGAGATTGCAAACCGAAATTGTCGTTCGTTACAAATACGGATTAGCACCCGGCATTGAAGGTGGAATGATTATCCCTGGTTCAAGAGATTTCTGCCGTCAAATTGATGGAAGTAACCGTGTATATTCAAGGGAGGATATCAATGCGATGTCAACACAATTGGGATACGATGTATGGAAGAGAAGAGGCGGTTGGTATCACAACCCCGTCTTGGATGTGAACACCCCACAATGTAGACATATTTGGGTTCAACAATTATTAAGGAGGATTAAACGATGACCAATTTTGTATATTTCATTTCAACCACTTATCTCAAAGACAATACACCTTTGAATGAGAATGTTGACGATAAATTGTTAAAATCAGCAATCAAAGAAGCTCAAGAAATTTACATCCGTGATGTGATTGGTTCAGGTATCTACAACGAGTTGCAAGTACAGGCATTCGCTGGAACATTAACCCAGTTGAATACTACCCTTTTGGATTCGTACATCGCACCTTGTTTGAAATACTACACCTTGACCGAAGCAATGCTCCCAATGACATTCAAACTAATGAATAAATCGGTTGCATCAAGGGAGAGTGACAACGCTCGTGCCGTATCCGTTGAGGAGATGACAATGATTGAGGGCAGATACCGTGACAAAGCGGAGTATTATGCGAATAGGTTGCGTGATTACTTGCGTACAAATACCAATGACTATCCGTTATTCTTGAATCCCGGCAATACCATTGACACCATCCGTCCAAAGAACACCGCTTTTGTGGGTGGCATCTATCTTCCAACTTCACAAGATTGCTTTTGGAATTATGACTTCCCCGACACGGACAAATAAGTGGCAGAAAAACAACGAGGCAAAGCTTCTCAAATTCCTGAAGAATGACACTAAACCAAATAATCAAAAAAATCCAAACGGCAGCCGAAAGCCATAAGATGGTCGGCAAGTTCGGAGTTGGTCAGCAGTCCAATCTAACGGTTGAGAATGTTGAGTATTATCCGCTTGTTTGGTTGTATCCTGATGGGTTTAATTTGTCAACAACTGGCAACTTGATGACATACAACTTTGCATTGCTTGTGATGGATCGTGTGTTTGAGAGTGAGAGCAATGTTATTGAGGTACTTTCGGACACCGCACAAATCATTGCAGATGTATTTGCTTTGATTGATGACAACACACAAGATGACGAGGACTTTGAATTGGTAGTTACTTCCAACGCTTCACCTTTCTACGATGCCAAAACCGACATTCTTTCAGGATATGCAATCAACTTCCAAGTCAACACTCCTTATATATTTAATACTTGCGTTGTTCCTGTGTAGCGTGGTTGTGGCTTTCCTTAATTTGGAGAAGCCGATACGCATTGAACGACCGATAAATGTAGAGATGCACGAGAGAATCGTGGAAAGGGAAAAACTTGTAAGAGACACGCTAATCAAACGAATCAACTCATTTGATACTATCTACCTTGACACCTTCAAACCTTCAGCAGAGGGCTTGAAAAAGGCGATAGGATTACACATCCACTTGGACACCATATGAAAAAAAACAATGTAGTGCGAATTGAAAAGGGATGGGAGGAAACGAAAGTCCTTCTCATTTCGGATTTACATTGGGACAATCCCAAGTGTGACAGGGAATTGTTGAAGAAACACCTTGATGAAGCACTCAAAGGGAATCACGACATCTTAATCAACGGAGATTTGTTTTGTTTGATGCAAGGTGCGTACGATCCACGCAAATCCAAGAGCGACATCCGACCTGAACACAACTCCGCAAACTACTTTGATGCCATCATCAACACCGCAGTTGATTGGTTTACACCTTACGCACATCTCATCAAGTTGGTTGCCTATGG